AAAATCTGTTAGTACTGTGGCAGAGTCTCCAATTTTTCCAAGACTATGTGCTACACTGTTAATACCATTATTAATTGGGTTTATCAATGAAAAAGTGTCAGATAATATATCAACCAACAACCCTCCACAAGTGTAGTGCGGAAAACAAACTAAATTCATGACTGTTTAATTTGCCCAAGAAGTTGTTTTAGTTTAGCACTTTGGACATCTGCTGTGACTTTTTCTGCTGCCTCAGGTTTTAATTCTTTGCCGCCTGATTGATAATCCCAAGCGTGAGTTCCTGTCGGCTTTTCCCACCGGGTAGATGTACTGCCAGTTGTTTCGGTGTCAGCAGCCCGGAGTTGGCTTTTTGCTTTGATTGAGTCCATAAGTGAACTTTGTGGTCGGTTGTACCCGGTTCCTTCGTCCCCGCCTTCATCAGTAATGCGCATAGTTTCAATGTTATACTCCAAATCAATTTTTTGACCAACGCCGGTCGAGCTTCGAGATTTCATACATTGTATCTGATACTTGCCACGCTCTTTCATAGCACGACTAGTAAAGATACCAAACACATTGTCTGCTGTGTTAATTTTACTGATACCACCTGAAATATGACTGTGATCAAATTCAATTTCTTCCACCGCACTACGATTCAACTGCGATGCAGTAACCATTAACACACCCAGTTCCTTGGCCAAGTTACGCAGTTCCTCACTCACATATTTGTCTTTGACAAACAAGTCATTGGGACTAACTTTGGCTGACACTGGCATCAGCAGGTCCAGGTAGTCAATCATCATGAAGTCAACTTTGATACCTGTTTGTATCTGTACTTCTTTGATGTAACTGCGGATGTCATTGATATTGCTCTGTGCCGGCAATGCTTTCACACGATACTGTCCAGATTTCTTAGCAACCAATTTAACTTTAAGTTCAGTTGTGTCAATGTCCTTACGGATATCTTTGGTGCTCATGTTTGTTAACATAGCATCTGTGCGCAGACTAGTGAGTTCTTCTGAAAGCTCTAGTGTGATATAAACACCACTGAGTCCTTGTTGCAACCAGTTCAACGCAATGTTCATCATGACCAAACTCTTACCAGACCCTGATCCACCCGCAAAGATGTTCAGTTCACCGCGACTGAATCCGCCATACAACAGCCGGTCCAGTTGTGGCCAGCCTGTACTTACTTGTCCACCTGAATTAAAGTATCGATTAATACGACTTGCAGGATCAGCAAAGTAGTCTGTGCCCATGTCTTTGGTAAGAGATATTTGTACTGCGTCTTTGATTAGTTTTTCAACTGGTTCAAACTCGCCCTTTTCTAACAGGTCTGCTGACTTTAAAATAGCACGTTCAAGTTCTTGACGCTTGGTAAAGCTCTCAAACTCGGTCATGAACCAATCAAAGTGTCCTTCATTTAAGTCCGGTACAGGTTGTAGTTTAATTCCTGTGGTTGCACTGATCTGCATCTTGTCAGGCATGGTCTTGTGCTTGTCCGTGTGCTCTTTGATGAACTCAGCGGCTGGACGTAGACTCCGGTCAAAGTTCTGTGGATTATAAATGTTTTGAACACGCACATAACTGCCAGCGTCTTCTAGCATCATTTCCAGGAATAATCGTTGGACTTCAAGCCCGTAGTCTTTTAACAAGTTGTTTCTTCCTTAGTTCTATTTTAATTCGACTGCTTTCACTCGATTGCATTATAGTTAGCAGAGTAGTTAACTTACCCCAGAGTTTCACAGCATCGTTGATGTCCTTGACACCTTCGGGCCAGTTTGGAACACTTACACTCCACCCCAGTTCCACAGCACGATCAATCAATGCCACGCCTGCGGCATCTTGGTCTGGCACCACAACAACATTGCGTCCTAGACTACGTATTAGTCTTGCTTGGTCGTCACTGATTTCGTTGTGCATCACAGCCAGTCCACTGATACAGAGTGCGTCAAAGATGCCTTCTGTCACAATCACATGTTGCCAACCTGCTTGCTGTAGGTCTATTCCGAACACATAGCCTCGGGGCATGTCGTTGATATAGCGTGGATTACGATCATCTAAGAAGCGTATTGTACTGCCTACCACTTGGTTATTGTATGTGAACGGAACCACAACACCTGGGCGAGTAGTATTTGTAGCTGATACCATAACAGGATAGTCTTCTGGTACATGTCTATTCCTGAGATATGCCCAGTGCTCGGCTTGTGCAGGTGTTACAAAATCCACAAAGTTGGGCAAGTCTGTTTCTGCAAATTCAATTGGCGCCAGGCTATTCCAAACACGCTGACGATCTTCAATCATACCTTCCATGCTACGATGGCGCATGCTTTCAAGATTGATCTGATTAATGTCGTTTTCAGGAACACCTATCCATTCCAGCAAACGTCGTGCTTTGAATCCAATGTTGCGACCAAGAATAAAACTTGCGGTATACCCACAGTTGAAACAGTGATAACTCCAGCCCGGGTCAGACAGTTTGATACCACCACGTCCGCGTCGGTCCGGTGTGTTGCCGTTGTGTACACAGCAGGGTGCATTGAAGGAAATCCAACCAGAACTAGACTGTTTTCTTTTGCCGGGTAAAAATGCTAACACATCAATCATGCTACTATTGTAACATGTTTTGTGCCACAACGCAACTTGTTTTGGCTTAACGATACTTCAAATTTACCACACGCCCGGTGGAAACAAGCACCTGCACTGACTGCATGGTAGGAGGAACTGAACGGTATCCAGCGCCACCTGCGACCAGTGTAATACCACTGATTGATCCGCCCGATATGCTGGCAGTGGCCACAGCACCAGCGCCTTCGCCCACAAACTCAATCAGTGGCGGAGCCAAATAACCAAACCCTGGGTTAGAAACAGTCACACCAGTGACAACGCCATTGGCCACTGTGGCAGTGGCTTGGCCTGGATTACCCATGGCCTGTCCGTTTGTACCTGTGGTGTATATGCTGTTGTTAAAGCACAAACGCAGTATTGGATGCCACCCAATCACATTCATATAAATGGTTTCAGTTCTATTCAGATACTGTGTAGATGGTGTTACGTTGTACCAGATGCTTTGATAGTTTTCGGCGGCCTGGGCCTTGATGGTTCCTGTGTAGCCAACCAAGTCCATCTGTATTGTTGTCACTGCACCCACCGGTTCAATAAAACTACTGTAGAATTCAGTTGGCTGGTAAGGACTGTAGTTGTTGATTGAGCTGCCGGCATTTAGTGCCCAATCTGGGTATACACTACTGCTGGATCCACCATAACTGACCTGAGCTGTGATTTCTGTTGTGGGAATAGTCAAGTTGGCACTGGGCACATAAGCCGGGTACACACTGTCTACCACATCTAGCGGAGCACGAGCACCACTTTGTGCATCTGTATACACTGCTTCTATTAGATTGCCACTGGCTCGCATGATACTGTAGGCAGCAGGCTGAGCCAACACTGTGTCAAGTTCTGCTGTGGTCAGTGTTACTTTGGCACGACCATACTGTGCATTGATAACAGCCATTTCTTTTTGAACCAACAGCGCATCGCCGTTCTGGCTGACCATTCTAAATGTCAGTGTACTGCCGGTGATGTTTACAGGTTTTTCGTCTTGGTTGATAAACTCAAACAGGATCACATTGTCAACACCTTTGTTGACGGTTAGTTTTTTAGCATACACAGGATTATACCTCAAATTGAAATAAGCACCACTGGTGTCGACTACAATGACTCGAGTTACTTGTTGGTAAAGGTAAGCAGTGGTTGAATACATATAGCTGTATTTAGCGACAAATGACAACCTTTAAATTTAGCCAAAATTGCATGGTATAAATACCTGCGATGGCCAATGATATCTTTACCAAACTCAGCGAACAGTATCCCTTTATCACACTCTGCATTTATGCGTCAACAGAGTATGTGGGAATCGTGCAGAATCAAGACGCCACTGTTACTACCATATACGACTTTGGCAGCATACACGAACCGGTGTTAAAGCAAAGATTCCTAGAGTTGGCCAACACCTGGTGGTGGGAAAGCAATAGAAGTATTCCCATCAACATCTTTTTAAAGCAAGACTGGGACGTATTTAAACCATGTCTACGTACATTTGCCAACAAAGATCTTGAAATACTGCATGGCCCTGTGTGCAGTCTTGCTGACATTGCACTGAAAAAAGGCAAACGTAAAAGTATTACCCTTGTGCGGCGGATGGACTGAGCAAGTTCATATGTAATGCTACCAAGGCTGCGTAACTAATTGCGTGGCTTTTTTTGAATGTGTAGCCTTTACTTTCGTCACCATCCCACACAGAATCAAACACTGTCGCCCAAGGCTGTCGTTGTAGGTGTGCTTTGCCTGGCCTAATGACGCTGATAAACGCTGCCATACGTGGAATCGTATCTGGCCGCATTGCATTCAGCAAGTCTGTGTAGTTGCCTACGTGTGCCAGCTGGCGAGCCCACTCGGGTTCTTGCCACAGTCTTGACCATGCAGGTTCTGTAGTGACTGCTGTGGCATAGTGGTCGGCACTGGTAACCAACTGATAAACGCTCATGTTTAGCAAGTCAATTTTAAAATAGCCCAACTGCTCTGCGGTTTCATAATCAATAGCCGCACAACGATTCACAGGATCATATGGAATGTCGGTCACATATACGCCCGAGTTGTGTCTGCGTGTTTGTCCTTGTACAGTTTGTCGTGCAGGTGTATGCCGAATTAATTCAAGTAGTTGACTACGGTCTGCAAAGTCTATGTCAATATCTGCGCTCATTGCTGTACCAAGATTGTTACAATGTCCAACTGCTCCTGTGCCTGTGCCACTGCGGCCAAGGCATCGGCCACTGCAGGATGTTTTTTAGCCAACTCCGCCAGGCGTTTTTCTTCTTCCATTCGACGACGCACCCACTGGATAGCTTCTTGAGTTGGACCGTCAAGACTCACCTGAGTATGTCCGCCGGACAATGTCAGCCAAGTGACGCCATCGTACACTTCTACGTTGCTCGAACTTGAATTGTAACGTAGCATTCCGGCACTCTGAGAGCCGGGGCTTATGTACGGCTGCATAGAGCTGTTGACATCGGTTGTTAGTCCTACACCGGGTATTATTCCTTTGATCATGTCACCATCCTGCTTGTGTTAGTATTTCTTTGGCATACTCTTGGTCTGCTGAGTAATCCGCAAACTTTTTTTGCCAGCGGTCTGAATCAATATAAGGCCATACCATGGCAATTTGGCCTGCATCTAATGTGCTTAAAAAGCCTTGTCCAGACTCTGAGTTGTAGATTACCCAAGGGCTAATGCGGCCTGTTGTGACTGCGTACACAGTTACATTAGTGCCACCGTACCGCAAACAATCCTGTGCAGGGTTACCTGTTTTTTCTGCCCAGTCAATGCTGTATTCCATTGCACGAGCCAGTGCATCGTTGATGTTCTCTACTTGCAAATAGTATATCAGATATTCTGTATACACTGCATCACGGCACCAGTGATCAATCTTTTTGTTTTGTTTCAGCACCCATTCCATAAAACGTGCAGGATTGATAGCACGTATAGCCACACAGTAACGACCAAACTTTACAAATGCTCGGTAGTAGGGACTGTCACAAAAGTCATCAAATGACTTTAGTTTGGCACTGCCCTGTGTCATTTCATAAAACTTAATGTAGGCTTGAAACCCTAACTCTACTCCACGCTCTGCTCGTTCCTGTCTACGACGCCGCGGCTCACAACTATGCACAGCGAGGCTTGTTTCCTTTACAAAGTCTTTTCGACAGTACTGGCAGGTGTGGGTCATTTTTTCGTGTCTTGTCCTGACAATTTCAAGTGCTCGTCAATTTCTTTTTTGGTGGTAATTGACGCCAGCACTGCAATGTCATCGTCCTTCATGTGCGGATACAGTTCTGCCAACTGCTTGCGTATACCACTGGCGCCAGGTTCCCGCTTCTTGGGAGCAATCCAATTATGCCGAGGTGTGCCCAGGCCTGGACTCACAGTGGTAGCACACAGCCATTGCAGTTCCGGATGCCGGCTTAAGGTAAAGAAGTGCTTGTTGAAGCGTTCATTCAGTGCAATCACATAGAACTCCTGCAGTTCTCGACTGCCTTCCACTGCACTGCCCCATCGTAACATTAAAAAGTTCGAAAACTTTTTGCGTTCTTCGTCTGTTAAGTCGTTGTAGAAGTTGCGATTCTTGCGATCAAACTGTTGCATTTCGTTGGCAATGTTTAACTTGTCACTCATTACCAGGCCTTGTCATAGTCTACAATTTCAGAGTTGCGACTGATATCTTTTACAAAGTACACACAGTCCGGTTTGGGACCATCGGAGATGGGAACACACAGCATCTGTCCGTTCTTTAATCGCGGTGCGTACCAGGCCACTTCGTGATACACGTCTACAATTTCAATGGTGGGAAAACTGGGACGGAAACTACTGAGTGGATTGAACTGGAATACCCGGAATCCACGATCGTTGATCGAAGTCAAGGGTAGTACTTCAAGGTCGCCTACTTCGGGTTCACCAATCAGTATCTGCCAGTCCATGGGCATGCGTATTTTGTGTTTGCCAATTTGCAGTACCAGTGCTGGCGCATTGAAGCTTTCTAAGAAAATAAGCGGAATATAATGATAGTCAGGATCCTTGGGATCGCTGTTGTCAAATATAGCAAACCTCATGTCTTCGACTTCTTCTGGAAGATGGTCAAGGTCAAATACGGTGTTGTCAAGTGTTAATATTCGCATGTGTGTATAATACAGTATAACCGATCAAATGTCAAGTGTTTTTAACTTTGTCATTACTTCGTTGGCAAATCCAGATTGCCAGATTGGGTCTGGAACATGGAATATTGGTGACTGTACCTGTTGTAACTCCTGGGGGTAAGTTGATAAGTTTAGGTCAAGTTTGTGTTTGTCAAACTGCGCAATTTCTGCATTTGTCACAGTGTTGTTATCAGTCAATGCCGGAGTGAACTGCACCTGTAACTGGAATGTGCCTGGTGAGTACACAAATGGAATATTTAAATTTTTTAAGAAATGCAAAATCCCAAGAATTTGCCAAAATGCCCCAAAATTTATTAGATTATAGTCAGCCAGTGCCATGTGCATCTGGACCATTAACTTTTGATCACTGTTTAAAAGATGCCGATGCAGGCTAGTTATCCATTGTCCTGGAACATTGTCAATGGTATTTTTAAATTCGATACGGCCAGGATTTGTAAATCCAACGACCACAGCAGCCGGGTTGGCTTTGAGACCCTCAAGCAGACTGAGCTGTATTATGTTTATTGAATTTCCCGGGTACGCACGATTATCTACGTTGTAGTTAGGCAACATTTCGGACCAGTGTTGACCAGGAAAGGCAACATCTGGATAAAAGAAACTGTCGCCTACTATTAACAAACGCGGTTTGGTCATTTCTGCACTTGAAAACAAATACCAGCGGTACTAACGCCACCGTGTGCAAGATTTATAACTTCATAACCGTACGTATCTTCTAGTATTTGACTAAAATGATGCCGCTCGTTTGTGGCAGTGTTGTTATGTGCTGTGCAGAAACTATCGCCACATACTACTATCTTTTTTGCTTTCATTTTAAATTATTTCCATTCTAATTTTTCCTGAGAGAATGGATAGTTTGCGTCTCGATAAAATACTTTGCGTTTAGTCAAATGGCGTTTGGCAAACTTGCAGGTACTGGTCACGTCCCAGATTTCTACATGATCTTTGTCTTCTGCTTTTCTAATGCCGCGTCCAATGCTTTGGATAACTCTGACAAAGCTCTTTCCGGGCTCCAGAAGAACCAAATTAAAAATACGAGGAATATTAATACCCACAGCGGCCACACCATAAGTCGCCACAATAATCTTGTCACTGCTAGTTGCCACTTCGTCATATTCATCCTGTCTTGCTCCTGCTTTGGTTGCACCTGATACAAACAC